TACTATTCCAACAACAGATGGTCTATCCATATCTTCTTGCTGTTCTAATAATCCAGTAGCCTTGGCTAATACTCTTAACACTCCAACCTTATCGTGTAGCTCCACTTCTAGCTGTGGCCCCATTTTTGTCGGAGTAACTTTTATCTTCTTGATTGCTTTGATTGCTGATTTAGAAATACTATTTACATCTTTGATGCTGACATTCCCAGTTTCATCCCAGGACATAATATCGTCAATATTGGCTGTCGCTATATCTATCAATTCTTGAGCAACATTTTCTTTATTGTGCTCAATTACTTCTGATTTCTTAATCCTCCTCTGAACTACTCGGACCCCTCCGAACCGGTCCAAAGGAGGTTTAACTATTCGCTTTGACTTAGAAGTCGTCATCACTTAGAGCACCTTGTGTTTGGTAACTCGGAGCTTTAGGTTTACCTTGGTTCTCAAAAGCCCTTACAAAAAACACAGCCTCGCCTTTATTGTATTCTTTGTTTTCGTCTTTCTTATAAACCTTAATATCTATTGCTCCTGGGACTTCTTCTCTGGTCCCCTTATCTTTATTA